TAGTAACAGCAGAGTTGATTTTAGTCCAAGCTGAGTTGCTGAAGTCTTCGCTGAAATCAATCAAATTATGTGAGGTATTCCGAACCGTTGACTGTTCCGTCACTCGATTACTAGCATCAAACATTACCTGTGCCTCGGTGTTGTCGCTTGACCTTCTAATCCTTGCAGCGTACGGAGAAACGTCTCCAAGCTTCCTAAGAGAAAAGGCTGCTACAGGGGCTTGCTTGATTACTTCTTTGACTGAGATGTTGTCCCAGAATCCACGAAAGTCGCTTATGCCGAATAATTGGAATGCCATGTTTCCAGTCGTTAAAGCTGTAAATTCCGCAGAAACATGACCTGTTCCGATTTGTGCGCCAATTGTTATGAAACCTGCACCCGTGTTAATAAAGACGTTTGAAAGAGTGTTTCCACTAGTGTGAGTAACGTCAAACTCAACTCTGTATTTACGCCCAGTGACAATAGGTATGACTTGAGTAAATGCTGAGTTTTCACCACCTGTTCCACCAAATTTTTCAATTCTTTTTGAAGAACTATCATACCTAAAATGACCAGTCGCATTTCCCCAACCAGTTATACCATTACTAAAGTCTCCATTAGTTATTAACTCTTCTCCCAAAGTAAACTTAAACTTCTCAAGGAATAACTCCTCAAGTTCTGCACCTGTTAACTTACGAGTCAATTTAGCGGTCAAAAGCGATGTTAGCTTTGCTGTTGGTCTGCTAGAAACGCTAACAGTATTTGAACTACTGCTTGATGAGGATGAAGAAGAAGAAGAAGAATAACTCATTTATAAAAAAAATTAACCAATAGGTGATATTGCAACGTACAAGTTTTCGTTTTTAGCTGAAGTACCTGTTCTGTTACTAACTACTAACCTTAATTGTGTTTGCGATGTTGTGAAGGTGCATCCACCTGCTGATGTTAAAACAGCGTCGGGGCCTAGCCCAACATAAGAATCTCCTACCAAATGTTGCAGTGTAAGAGTTGTTCCGGAGCTAAATGTGCCGGAAGCTAAGAAAGCGTAGGTACCGCTTTTAATTGGGTTTATTTTAGGATTGCTGGTTCCGGAATCATAAGTACCGTTTCCGGCAGAATCACCTGTTCCAGATAAGTTTATGGTCGTGCTTGTTATCATCGATTTTCTCTAATAGTTAATGTTTGCTCCTGATTCTCCAGACATCGCCGTCGAAACCGAGGGTCTTCTTATAGTTAAAGGGTTGCCGGTGCGTTTTCTATTTCTTCTTTTTTTATCGGCTCTGTTTTCTATTATATCCGCTACCTCGCTGGGTTCTTGTATCACAGGAACAACTGGTCTCGGCGGAGGCGGTGCCTGTATTATTTTTGGTCTAGATACACACATGGTCTTTTTTGATTGTTATTATTATTATTTGTTTTTCGTTAAAATGTTTTCGTTTTGTTCTGCGTTTTTTGCTCTCAAGAAGTTAACAATATTTCGCTGACCAGAATAATAATCCATCTCTCTCAAGTCATCTTTCGGACTAAATTCTTTAGGCGGAAAGATAGAATCTAAAGATTTGATTATTGAATCAGAAACAAACGGAAAAGGCTCGGTCATTATAGTTAATATCTTTTTCTAGCTATACGAAGTTTGGAACGTCGTCTAGGTTTCTTAGCTGTCTTAGCAGCCTCTTTAAAATTCTTAGCTGTCGGTGCTCCTTTTGAACCTACTTTTCTCATTTTTTCTCCGCTTCCTTGTTTTATTCTTTTACGTTTAGCGTGGATGTTTGCATATAAACCTTTTTTACGTTTCATGTTGTATAATTCATTTACCTATTTTTTTAACTGCTTGTTTATGAGCTTCCCCAAAACTTACACCCTGCAACATTAACTTTCTCATAAAAGCTAAATGGTTTTTAGTGTGATGTTTCGAGTGTCTTTTCATCGTCTTTTCTTGACGGAGACTTAGTTTGGGTCTTTTCATATTAATACTAATATTAACACTTCCATCTACGGAGCGCTAAATTTTTTCTTGTTGGTCTGCCTTTTGAATCTTTCATCGGGCCTTTCATTCCTTTAAATCTTGCACAAAAACTACGCTTTCTCGCACCGCCTTGAGGCTGCGGCGCTTTAAGATTAGAACCTGTTTTACGATTGTAATAGTCTCGTCCTTTCTTGGTGAGTCCACCTTTCTTTGACTTGTGTTCTTTTCTTAGGGATACCCCTTTTCTTTTCATGCGTGTTGCCTGTTGTTTACTTATACGTCAAAATAAGAAAAGCCCCTGAGACATAACCCCAGAGGCTTTCTTTTTTGTTTGTTGTTTTAAGTGTTATTTACCAATAGAAAGGAACTCCTGTTTTCTTTTGTACGGATTTAGCTGCTCTAACCATAGCGCACCATTTACCCTTAGTGATGAACTCGCTATACCCAAGATACTCGGGAGAGCATCTCTGCATTATTGTACCGCCATCAATACAGTCTTCAAGTATCGAGAAGGTTAAGGGGTCACTTAGGTCAATTTCGTCCCCTGCTTTTAACCCGTACAGTTTTGTAATACCATGATCTAATTCTTCTTTAGTCCATTGACAAGGTGGGCAATCATCGGGCGTATCTAGGTGGCACTCGATAATACAATCCTCGGGTCTATCTTTTATTAGTTCCCACTCCAAGGGAGTGAATGTTACTTTAGGTTTTTTCTTTGTACTCATGCTGTCACTATAGCACATCGAGTTTTGGGGTTTGTTAGGAAACAACCTAAATACCTACCTTTGAAAAAAACCGAGACTACTATGACAGTGTTAAAAAAAACTTTAAATTTTATTTGACCGGTATTTTACGGTTCCTTCAAGTCTCTTAATTCTTCCGGTAACATCCCTTCATCTATCCAAGTTTCCGTTTGCTGTAAGCACATCGCGTTCCACATGACAGCACCGAGATGATCTTCCTCTTTGCACCCATCCATGTAAGCCCACAAGTGCCGGTATATCGCGTCAATGTAACGAGACACCGGTTGCCCCTTTGTCCAATTATTTTTACCATACTTCTCGGCCCCTTGAGAAAAACGTTTTGAAATACTACGCAAAGAACTGGGGGGCATAAGCGAGGGCATTCCCTTTCCCTCCATAGAATCCCGAACAGATCCGGTTTCAAATTCAGTGCGTTTACCGCTATCCGGTAATGGTTTTCTTTCTATTACTTCTGTTTTTGTGGTTGCCATAATCTAATTTCTCCTTCTTTTTTATTGTATTCGTTTTTACTTCTGAGAATGTAAGAAAGCCTTGCATTCATTAAAGCATCTTCTTCTGTTTGACCTTTTGATTTATAAGCGTTCACTACGGTTTCCCAAGTGGCCCCGTTTTTATCCAAGAGCTTGTTAGCTGTAACGCTTCCAATTCCTTTTGCACCCGAGAAACCATCAACGGTATCACCGGATAAAGTTTGGGAAAGATGGTTATAGTCAGCTTCTTCTTGCGTCATAAAACTCGTTTCTCGTGACATGAAATTGAACCACTCACATTCCGGTAAGGTTGCAAAATCTTTATCAGCACTGACGGCAATATTATTTTTACTGTTCGAGCACATGATTCCAATTACATCATCAGCTTCAAGGTTGTTCCATCGAATGCCATTATAGTTTTTAAAAGCCCATTCGGTCATAGCTCGTAAACCAAGCGGCTTCCTCTTGTCTTTTCTATTTGCTTTGTAGTCCGGAAACAATTTATAACGGAAGTTTCTTGTGTCGGAAAAAACGAGGAACATTGCATCGCATTGTGTAGCGTCCTCGATGAACTCCATCATATCATCTATGATGACTTTCATATCCGTTTCGCAACTATGCAATGTCCAGATATCGTCTTCCCATTTCGTCTCTTGCTCGGAAGCAAAAGCCGCCCTGTACATTATCATGTCGCCGTCTACGTAACTTGTTCTTTTAACTTTTCTCATACTATTAATGTGTTTCTGCCCAGTTGTTTCCGATTTTGTACTCACCATCTAAAGGGCATTTTATACCGAGGGTATTCCCTGCCGTTTTAAGAGCAGTCACAAAAGCTCTTCCTAAATCTTCAGCGTGTTCTTTTTCGCAAGAGAACTGAACTTCATCGTGAACATTTGCATGAAGCTCATATGGATGTTTTGCGTGATCACGAGTAAACTCTATCAGCGCTTGCTTCATAACAATACTAGCTGAACTTTGTAACAAAGAGTTAAGAGCTTTATGTTTAGATCGGATCTTCAAATGTCTACCATCAAGAGCTACAAGATACCCCTTTGTATCTACGGCGCGATCGATGTCGGTGGTTAACTTTTTAAATGACGGCATCTTCTTGAGAAATGTTTGTCGTAATCGCTTGCCTTCCTTCATCCCTTGCCCAACGATTTCACCAAGTAACTGATTGCCGCATCCGTAAAGATAAGCATATATCCAAGTCTTCGCGTCTGACCTGCTGATGCCAAGAACATCCGCGTTTACCTGATGGATATCACCCTCGAGAATCTCTTGAACATACTTACCAGAATCATATTTATAAAGTACATGGCCTAGCATTCTTAATTCTATGCCACTTGCATCAGCACCTACGAGAACCTTGCCCTCAGGAGCTTTGAATAATGATCGCGATTCTTCACCGTACTCAGCACGAACCGAGGGAACCGCCGATACGTTTGGCTGAGAATGGGTGCATCGTCCGGTAACTGTACCGGCTGTGTTAACAGACCCATGTATGCGACCCTCGGTTGTTACACAAGTAAGCCAAGCATATTTACCGTCTAAAAGTTGTCCTAACCTTTTTTGAATCAATAAGTATTCAAGCAATTTTAAAGATTCTGGTGTGTTAATTTTTTTGAGTACAGTCTCATTGATTTCCGGACGCTTACCATCATAAGATTGTGGTTTCCAACCGGAGGCTATTAACCTTTCCGCAATCTGGTCACGACTACCGGCATTGAAAGGTATCTCTTTTTTCTGGTTACCTGTTTTTTCAGCTAGGTTAGCAATAGCTTGCTTGAAGCCGGCGCGTTTCAACTCTTCTCGTAGCTGCGTTTTTGTTTTCGCTGTAACCTCAATACCTTCGACCTCCACCTTCCACCCTGCCGGTTTCTTCATTTCGATAACGGTTGGTGGAAAAACTTCTTGTAATTCTTTTTCTAAATCAAGTTTACGTACCATAAGATCACGAGCTAACTCCTCCGCTTTTTTGACATTGAAAGGAAAACCATTTAGCTCCTGCAATCTTATGATCTTCGCAAAATCGTGCTCCATAACGAGAGCCTTTGATGATGTATTGTTTTTTAGAAGATACTTATATAAATCATACGTAACTCTTACGTCTTGATTACAATAATTCTGCATCTCTTGGCTAAAGTGTTCCCAGTCTTCAGTCTCGCCGTGATCACCTTTTAAGTTTCCCAAGCGTATCCCCCACGCTTTTAAAGACTGTGAACCAATCAATTTTTTTGGAAAACCTTCTCGTTTAAAATCCGAGTCTCCAACATCCGGAAAAATTATTTTAGCCATCAACATAGTATCAATAACTTTATTTATAGAGATGCCGAATAATTTATGTAAAGCCGGTACATCAAAACCAATTCCATTATGAAACGCTACATACTCCGCTTGCTTCAACATGGCTATGCCATCCCTAACATTGTCCTTCATAGTGTTGAATTCAAAAAGCTCGAGCGTTTCGGTGTTGAGTATCGACATGCAATGAAGTGTTTCCAAACCTAATTGAGTGGCCCACATTCTGAGTCCGTTATGTTCGCCTATAGCGTTCGTTTCTATGTCAGCAATAAGTAATTTATATTTCATAATTTTTTTTTATTCATGGTTGCTAAAGTCTCCTTCGTAAGAAGTTTCGCTAAGAACTCCGTCTTGTGGATTATACCGGAGGTAAGTAGCTATACCGGTCTCGCCGGAAAATCTATTCTTCAAAACTGTAACCGTGGTTGTGTGTTTATCTTCATCCTCATCTGATTGTAAATTACGGCTCAAGCCTATGACTTGGTCTGCAAGTTGACTAAGCGAGGCCGATCCGCGGAGAGACGACAAGTTTGGAGCCAACCCATCCTCAAAACCCCTGTTACCCTCGGGTCTTTTAAGATGAGAAACAAGTATCAAAGAAAACTTACTCTCCTCAACAAGCGCCCTAAGTTTAGTCATCAAGATGTCTATGCTTTTTCTCTCGGATGTTTCAATTTCTGCAAGGCCGCTTACCACTATGCTAACGTGATCAAGAACGATATGAGTTACCCCCTCGGCTTGAACCATAAAACGAATGTGAGAAAGTAACTCATCTGTATTCATAGAACCCCAGTGATCATATAAAAAAAACCTTCCAGAGCCTATCGTTTTGTCATAGCCCTCAATGTATTCCTGATCAACCTCAAAAGGTTCGAGGTGTAATTGTTTTTTTAATTCAATACCGAGTATGCCTTGCCCAGATCTTTCAACGCTTTCCTCGAGCGCGATGTATCCAACCTTGCACTCGGTAGTAGTAAGAATATGATGCGCTATTTGTCGGCACACCTGCGATTTACCAACACCGGAGCCGGCAGCGAACAAACTTATTTCTCCAATACGTATACCTCGAGTCATCTTGGTCAGACCCTCAAAAGGATAAGGTATACTATCCTCATTAGGTTTTGCTTTTGAAATTCTATCAAATAAATCAGTACCGTTTATTATAGCCGACGGTGACCACTTCTTAGCGTCCCACATAGCCTTTATAACATCCTGACCCTTTCCCTGCATGAGCATCTCGTTTGCGTCTTTTTCAGACAACCGAGCAACGTAGGCTTTACCTTGTGGAATGATTGAAACAACTTCATCAACCGCTTTCCTTCCGTGCTCATCCTCATCAAACATCAAAACGATCTTCTCAAAGTTATCAAGCCACTTTAAATTCTTTTTAAATACATTCTTGGCTGACTGGCATCCGTTTGGTAGGGAAACTGTTGGGTATTTATTACCGCCTAATTGCGAAACTGTTAGCGTGTCGAGTTCCCCTTCGGTACAAACAAGCATCCTTCCGCCGTTAACGAAAAGATGTTGACCAAAAAACCTATCGCTAACTTTGCCTTTTATAGTAAACTTCTTGTCTGCTGCGCGTATCTTTTGACCAATAACATTACCTTCGTCATCTTTAAAATTTGCAATGTGTACCTCGTTGCCGGTTGCGTCCTCTCCTATGTGGTACGAAAATTTTTGGCACGTATCTAAATGAATCCCACGGTCACTAATAGGCTCCGCAGAACCTCCAAAGTAATCAGTATAATTTTTAGATTCACGAGGTATAGGGGTGTCCATAGGGTCACCGTCTAAAGGGTCGTGATGAATTGTTTTCCTGCACGAGAAACAATGAGAATGATTGTCGTCGTAATATGCCTTCGCATCCGAGGAACCGCAATGTTCGCACGGTTGGTCTGATTTTATAATTGTACTGTCGCCCATTCGTTAGGTATCTTTTTATGGCACCACATAAAGCCGTACTTGTCGCACCAGTCGGCATAAGTGGTATTACTGTTTTTGTTAAGTCGGTTATATGCATTCTGGAACAAGAATCTGATATCGTATTGATTTTCCTTATCTTGAGCCTGTATGAGCAAATGCTTAGTTCTATCGCTCGGTTTAAAAAATCCTTTAGCTTCGATTATAACACCGTTAGGAAATATAAAGTCCGGCGTGTAAGTTGATGGTTTATTGTAGCTTATTTTCAAAGTTTCATACTCAAATTTGACCCCCTCCCTTTTTAGGGAGAGGGCCGTATCTCTCTCGAATTTAGACCTAAAACGGTACGGAGGATGATGAACTACTGTTTTCTTCGCTCTTCTCATTTTCGCTAAATTCTAGGGACTCACCAACGAATCCCCCTTCTACTTTACCGAACCCCATAGATTCCGCGTTACCTCCACCGGCCCCCGAGTATTCCACCAACTCGATGACTTGCGCCGCGCGTAATCTAAGAGTGTAACCAAAGCCAATACTTGGCACGAACCAAGGTGCAAACTCTACGCTGAGACGGAGCTTACTGCCGCTTCCTATGTTAGTGTCGCTCGGTAACTTGTTTCCCTCTGAGTCATACATCGCTACATTAAACTCAAGTATTCCTTTAGATGTATTTTTCTTAGCCGGTTGTTTACTGTATATTTCAAAGTCGTTGTCTTCAGTGATGCGAACCGGTGTGTTTTGCATCTTTTTGAGTCTTTGCTTTCCCTGTTTAGCAAGCTCGGCCTGATAAGCTGATTCATACATATCATCGACCTGACTACTAAACTTATTAAAATCTTCCTCACTAACGTGTAGCTTGCACGAGTAGACTCCCATCTCATCAAACTTGAAGTCGGGCTGATTTATCTTAGGGTAAACAGCCTTACCGACCGGTGTAACAATTACTTTTTTCATCTATTATATATCTTTCTTTTTTTTGTTTTATATGTTGTTAAGTTTTCCTTTTTTTCTAGGAAAAGAAGTAAGGACTATCTCTTATTTTCGAGATGTCTGCTGATCCGTATTGTGGTGGGTCGGGAAATACAAGATCAGGGTTCTGTTCTTTAATTTGATTTAACCAATCAAGAAGTAAATCTTTTTCAAATATTTCAACTGCTTGTTCTCTGATAACTTTGTTGAGTAAAGGAACGTTTTTACAATGCGTACCATAAGAGTCGTGAATCATTGATACGTCAAAAATACCGGCGGCGTTAACCGTTTTATGTAGCAACGCGCTATCAAGTGAGTGAACAAAATTAGGGGCTACACCTTGAGCCTGTTTTAAAGGGCTGATAGCCTCGGTGTTTTGACCAAAACGTACCCATAAAGCCTCGCCGTTTATATTTGTTGATACCCGAGAAGTTTTTATTTTCCGGTAATCTTGCTTTACAACAAAACCGGACGGTGTCACCCATTTCAAAAACCTTTCATTCTCGGAAAGTATTCGTGAAACTTTTTGGAGCCAGTCCATACATTGTTTGGGTAAATCGAGGATCTCCTCAATAGCTTTCCAAACAATTTGTGAAAGGTAATGCACTGCTCGATAATATTCTTTATCACAAAAAGGACTAGGGCAATCATCAGCGTGAATCTTTTTCTCAAACCAATCGAGAATATATTGTCTACAACTGTACCTCGTAAGCCCATAAGACCAAGTCATGCATGGCCTTTTTATTGTGTCACGACTGATACCGTAGTCTAACCAAGGTTGAGCGAATGGGTGGTTTTTCTTTGCATCTTCCTTCATCATGGTTTCCGCC